TAAGACTAAAGGTAATGGTGTTTACTTATATGGATGGGCTAACTATGATCCGGCAGATAAAAAATTAACTGCTAAAGATCCATACAAGCCATTCTTGTTTTTGAACATGGGTACTTTTAAAAAGTATAACATTACAGAAAAAGCCACAGCTGTCATGCATGAAACTATGCACATAAGTATCTTACTAAACAACTGGAATATAAAAGGTAAAGAAGAAGAAGTTATAACTTATGCTGAAGATGAGGCAAACAAGATTATTGAAAAACTAAAGAGTACTAAAATAGAAGCACCTAAGAAAGGGTTCTTCTCTAGAAAATAAAATAAAAAATAATGCCTAAAGATGCATGTTATTCTAAAGTAAAAGCACAGTATGCTGTGTTCCCTTCAGCAAGGGCTTCTCAAGCTATTGCAAAATGTAGGAAAGGTTCTGGCACTGTTAGAAAAACTAAAGCTGGATCAGATCTTAAAAGATGGCAAGCAGAAAAATGGCAAGATACTAAATCAGGAAAAGCTTGTGGTGCTGGTGGTAAAAATGAATACTGTAGACCTACCAAAAGAATATCTAAAGCAACACCTAAAACTAAAAGTGAAATTACACCTTCTAAGTTAGCTGCTAAGAAAGCAGAAAAGTCTAGAGTGGGTATGGGTAATAAAGTTAAAAAAGTATAATCATGGCAAAGACCGCAGCTTGGCAAAGAAAAGAAGGCAAGGATCCTAAAGGTGGATTAAACGCTAAAGGTGTAGCATCTTATAGAGCAGCTAATCCTGGTAGTAAACTTCAGACAGCAGTAACAACTAAACCGTCTAAATTAAAAGCAGGAAGTAAAGATGCTAAGAGAAGAAAGAGTTTTTGTGCTAGAATGTCTGGTATGCCGGGTCCTGCTAAAAAACCAAATGGCGAACCTACAAGAAAGACTCTTGCATTAAGAAAATGGAACTGTTAATAAAAAATAATCATGGCAAAAATTAAAGACAGTAGTTTAACTACTAAGGTAACAAAAAAAATCTCTAGACCAGGGATACATGCTAAGTCTGGAAGCTCTCAATTAAAGTCTTCAAAAAAATATAAAAAAATATATAGAGGTCAAGGAAAATAATATTATATTTGCATAAACCAAACAAATATATTATGTCAGATAAACCTAAATGTGGATGTGGAAAATCTCAAGATGCAAATGGATTTTGTGATGGATCTCATAAAAATAATGAAGAACAAGTAGCCTTTAAAGAAACTAAAATAGTATCTTTTGGAGAAACTTTAATGGAAATAGATTTTGATTTATCAGAAGATACATCAGACTATAAAGTTAAAAAACTTATGGCAGAAGTAACCAATGTATTAAAAGAAGAATATATGTTAGCCGGAGGTAATCCAGTAAGAAGTATTTTATTTGAGCATGCACTAGGAGAAATAGTTAATGCTCAGATGTCAATAAGTAAAGTAATAACCCTAAAATAAAAGTATGAGCAAATTTAAAACATTAAGAGGAAGAAGAATCTTAATAGAAGTACCTATAAAGAAAGAGTCAGCAATTAAATTATCTGCTAAAGATGATGATGCATTAATGTATGAAGCAATGAAGCAATGGAATAGACTTACTATTTATGCTGTAGGAGATAAAGTAGAAGATGTTAAAGCAGGAGATGTAGTGTACATTGCAGTTAGTCAATTAGAACATGCAGAAAAAGTTGACATTGAAGGAAGCGTTAAGCTGATGTTAAGTGAAATGGACATAGCAATTATATGGTAAATATCTCACATGATGATTACTTTTCATCAAATACCATGAATGGTAAAGAACTATCTCCAGAAGATGTTAAAGAGAGAATAAAAACTTATAGTCCTTATAATGTAAAAGATCTAAAGTATATTGATCTTACAGATGAGGTACATGACTTTAGAAAAAACATTCCCCCTTTTACTGACCGCCCTGAATACTATGGTGGAAAAGATTCAACCTATGAAGTATTCAGTGTATTAGAGGCATGGAAGCTAGATAAAGATTTTTATTTAGGTAATGTTTTAAAGTATTTAGCAAGAGCTGGTAAAAAAAGTTTTAATAAAAAAGAAGATTTACAAAAAGCTTTAGTATATTTACAAAGAAGAATAGATACATTATGAAAACAATTGTTATTATTATATTTTGTGCAGTAATATTATTACTATGGTTAATAGCTAATGCTATGTCAAAACCAGTATTTAATAAGATGAGTAAAAACTTTGAATTTGATAGTATAGGAAATTCAATTGCAAACTATTGTATATTTATAATAATCATAATGTCCTTTCTAATAGGATTATGGATTTGACTTAAAAGTTTCTTTGGTTAGTTTCCTTTTAAGTTAATGAGAAGCCCTAGGTAATAGCAGGGCTTTTTTTTGTGATAAATTTTTTGTATATTATAGTATGGCAGAATTTGTTAAACAAGGCTTAATAGATAATATTAATGGCACAGTACTTTACACAGGTGGTATAGGTGGTGGCTTAACAAAAGTAGTTACTTTAAGTTTTAATAATAGTGCAATCTATGAATTAACACTAGAAAGATTTGATGCACAAACGGCAACTAGTATAGAATTATATAAACTAACTCTTGCTGCAGGAGATACTATAAATGATACTTTAACTTATGCTTTAAATACTTTAGATAGATTAACTGTTTATAGTGATATTCCAGGTACATCTTATTACATATATGGTATAGATTATGCAAGTAACTGAAAAAGATGGTACTGTATATGGGTCCTTTATAGAAGTATATGGACCTGATGGAAAACCTAAAACTTCAGGAGGAGGTGGAGGAGGGTCCCCTACAGGACCTGCAGGTGGAGACTTATCTGGTACTTATCCTAATCCTTCTGTAATATGGGCCAATGGTATACCAACTTATGATCTAAGTTATTATCCATTAAGTTTAAATCCAGCAGGATATATTACAAATGCAGCTTTGTCAGGTTATTTAACAACAGCAACTGCAGCATTAACTTATTATCCTCTTACAAATCCTAATGCATTTATCTCAGGTATAACAGGATCAATGGTTACTAGTGCTCTTGGATTTACTCCATATGATGCTACTAATCCTTCTGGATTTATTGATAATTCTGCATTAGGTCCTTATCTTACTGCATCTACAGCAGCTTTAACTTATCAACCTATCCTAGTATCTGGTTCTAATATTAAGACCGTTAACAGTAATAGTTTGCTAGGTAGTGGTGACATTGCTATTACTGCTAGTGCAGCATGGGGTGGTATCACAGGAACGCTATCATCTCAGACTGATTTGCAAACAACATTAAATACTAAACCTACTAATAAACTTTCTCCTATAGGTATTAATATAGGTGGAGTAACAGGTAACTTTATAAGTACTAATAACTTATTACCGGCTAATACTTTAGTAATAGGTAAACCTTGTTTGATACATCTTAAAGCTAGAGGTAGAAGAATATCAGGAACTTCGGGAGTTATTACAAGTGGAATATATAGAAATACAAGTTTGGCTTTAGCAGGTGCTACTTTTATAGGGCAAATAACTATGACATCTACTACTACTTTTGGAATGCTTGAAAGGCATTTGTTTTGGGATGGTGTAGCTAATGTATCAGTACAAACACCTGCTACTTTAGTTAGTGATATGATTAATAATGGCTCCTATACTACAACTATTATTAATCCTGCAATAGATAACTATTTTCTTTTTGCTATTTCTTGTACCAACCTTTTAGATACAGGGCAAATTCAATGGGGCTTACATATACTATATACTTAAGACATGCTTAATTTAACAACTATACCAGGAGGATTTATAATGCATGACTTAGAATATATTACAGATGGTATATTTGAAATAATTCATGAAACACAAGCTCACATATCAACTAGTAATGGAATTATTTTTATAGATACTACTGTTACTGTAAACAATATTAGTTATAAAACTATAAATGAATTAATAATAGTTTTGTTATCTGAATAATTTTTAGTATATTATACATATAAACTTATAAAAAAACAATCATGGACATATTAAATTTTATTTCTTGGATCAAAGGAAAACGTATAGTAACTACAGTTGCTCCTTCACAAACATTAATACCAGTTGGCCTTAAAGATGGCAGAAGAGATGATGAGTATCTTGCTGGTGCAATAACTGCACAAAATTTTATTAATCAAATTGCAACTGTAATTCCTGCTGGTTCACAAGGTCCAATAGGTCCTCAAGGTGTTCCAGGACCGGTAGGTCCTGCTGGTCTTAATTGGCAAGGAGCATGGTCTGCATTAGGAACATATGTAATTGATGATGCAGTAGGTTATGGTGGAGCATCATGGTTTTGTATTGCCAATGTAGGACCATCTGCAACTACTCCTAATTTAGATCCTACTAAGTGGGCATTATTAGCTTCTCAAGGATCTCCTGGTTCACAAGGACCTCAAGGAATACAAGGAGTTCCAGGACCATCTGGGTCAGGATTACCTTATTGGGTTGAAATAAATGGTCCAAATCTTACTGTGTGGAATAATGGTAAAGGTAATGTTACATCAAATACTAGTTTTGGACAGTTTGCTTTAGGTAATAATACTACAGGTATACAAAATTCAACTTATGGTTATAATGCTTTAGGTTTTAATACTATAGGTTCACAAAATTCAGCTTTTGGTAATAATGCTTTAGGTAATAATACTACAGGTAATGAGAATACAGCTTTTGGTAATAATGCTTTAGCTTCAAATATTTCTGCAGTTAATAATACAGCAATAGGTTCTTTAACATTAACACAAAATGCAGGACAAGACAATACAGCTGTAGGTAGAGCTTGTTTACTTAGTAATATTAGTGGATATTCTAATACAGGTATTGGTTCTGGTGCATTTTTTTTAAATACAACAGGATTTAGTAATACAGCTATTGGTGCGAATAGTATGGTTAGTAATACTACAGGTGTAGAAAATACAGTAATTGGAGCTTATTCTTTTAGTGGTACAGCTGCAACAAATTCTACTGTAGTTGTAGGTTATAATTCAACAGCAACTACTGGTACAACTAGTTCAATAATTCTTGGAAATAATGCAACAGGTACTGGAAGTAATCAACTTGTAATAGGTAGTTCAACTAATTATGTAGGAGCATCAGGAGGTCCAACATCTTTTGCAACAACAGCAAATACTTTTGTTGGTGGATCTGCTTTACCGGCATTGGCTAAATTTCTAACAGTTAAGATTAATGGAACAGATTATAAAATTCCATTATACAACATATAATAATTTAAAAAATATAAATTATTTAATAAAAAATTAATCATGGATATTTTAAATTTTATAAGTTGGATAAAAGGTAGTAAACTTGTATCTTCTGTAGATGTAAATAAAACTCTTATTCCTCTTGGTGTAAAAACTAGTAGAAGAGATGATGATTTTGTTTCAGTTACTATGACTGTGCAAGATTTTATTAATCAAATACCAATTCCTCCTCAACCAGCCATTACCTCTTCAATTTGGGCAAATGGCTTTACAGTAGTGGGTTGTATTAATGAAGATATAACATTACCAGCTAATTCAAACTTAACATATAAATCACCCTTAGCAATGTGTGTAGGGAAAACATTAACCATTCCAGTAGGAACAACCTTAACAATTATACCATGAGTACTATTAATGTAGATATAGTAGATCCACAAAGTGGTAATACAGTTACAGTAAATGGAGTAAATCTAAGTTCTCCAAATAATGACCCTACTAATATTGCTATAGCAGTTGTTCCAACTGCCGTATCTCTTTCAAGTCATAACAATACTTTGATAGGTGGTGGTGCTGCAGGAGGATTAACAACAGGAACTCAAAATACTGCTGTTGGAACATATGCGTGTCTTGGACTTACTACAGGAAGTGATAATGTTGCAATTGGTATTAATCCATTATTTGCTAATGTTAATGGAAGTCAAAATATTGGCATAGGAACATGGGCAGCATATTCTCAATTAACTGGTAGTGATACAGTTGCTATTGGACATAGTGCATTAAGATTTTGTACGGGTTCTGGCAATGTGGCAATTGGAACTAGTGCTCTTAGAAATTTAATTACTGGATTTACTAATGTATCAATTGGTAGAAATAGTGGTCAAGATTTAACAGGTGGAACTGGTAATACATTTTTAGGAGCTCAATCTGGTCAAGCAATTGTTACTGGTAACTATAATACATTTATTGGATATTCTGCAGGTGATGTAAATATTTTAAATGGAAGTAATAATCTTGTAATTGGTTATAATGCTGAAGCATCAAATAATGCAGTTAGCAATGAAGCTACAATAGGTAATGCATCTGTTACAACATTGAGATGTGCTGTTACATCTATCACTTCATTATCAGATGAGAGGGATAAAGATGAGATTACAGAATTATCTGCTGGTATAGATTTTATAAATGATATTAAACCAGTATCTTTTATATGGAAGGATAGAAATGAAGAAGGTAAGCAAGGAATTAAAGATTCTGGATTTACAGCACAAAATTTAAAAGAAGTTCAAGAAAAATATAGTTTATCAGAAGAATTAAAATTAGTTTATGAAGAGAATCCAGAGAAGTTAGAAGCTTCTTACGGAAGATTGATTCCAGTGTTGGTTAAGGCTATACAAGAATTATCAGCAGAAGTTAAAGAATTAAAAACAAAATGATATGCCAGCAGGATTAATAGTTTTAGACATAGATACAAATACAATAAATCCATTTAGTGGTAATATTGTTACTGTAAATGGAGTTGAAGTTTCAACAAACGGAACAAATAATGTTTGCTTAGGAGATAATTCTGGTCAAGCAATTACAACTGCAAGTCATAATGTTTCAATAGGTGACTTGTCTTTAACAGCAGTTACAACCCAATCAGACAATGTTGCTATAGGACATCAAGCTTTACAGATTAATGCAGGTGGAGCAAATACTGCTGTAGGTTCTCGTGCTTTAGAAGCTGCAACAAGTTGTATTCAAAACGATGCATTTGGAGCTTTCTCTTTATTATTAATAACAAGTGGTAATTTTAATACTGCTCTTGGTGGTAATGCGGGTGGGTTTTTAAGTAGCGGAAATAAAAATACATTTGTAGGTTTTGGTGCAGGGTCAATGTTTAATAGTATAGCTAATAATAATGTTGTTGTAGGGCATAGTGAAGGTCTTGCATTTTCAGGAGGTAGTGGTGATAACAACACATTTGTTGGCAAAGATGCCGGTTGGGCATTTAGTGGTGGTAACAATAATGTAGTTTTAGGTAAATTTACTGTGTCATATGCAGGTCAAATAACAGGAAGTAATAATATTCAAATTGGGGCAGATTCTATAAAAGCATCACTTACTGCAAGTAATTCAATTACTCTAGGTAATAGCTCTAATAATGTTTTAAGATGTGCTGTTACTTCTATAACATCACTTTCAGATGCCAGGGATAAAAAAGAAATTACTGAGTTATCTGCAGGACTTGCTTTTGTAAATACTCTTAAGCCTGTAGAATTTATATGGGATGACAGAAATGAAGAAGGAAAACATGATGTTAAAGATTTTGGATTCATAGCTCAAGACTTGAAACAATCTCAAGAAGATATAGAATTAGCTGATACACTTAAATTAGTTTATGAAGAAAATCCAGAAAAACTTGAAGCAAGTTATGGTAAACTTATTCCTATCCTTGTTAAGGCTATTCAAGAATTATCAAAAGAACTTAATGAATTAAAAAATAAATAACCATGAGTACAATTAATGTTGATATAGTAGATCCACAAAGTGGTAATAACGTAACAGTAAGTGGAGTAGCAATAGATAGTCCTACTACAAATAGTATTGCTGTAGGTACAAATGCTTTAGCTTCTGTAACAACAGGTTTAAGAAATATAGCAATTGGAACTGACGCTTTAAGTTCAATTACTACTGGAAACAACAGTGTGGCAATTGGAAATAATGCATTAAAAAATTGGAATAATGTTAATGTTTGTGTAGCTGTAGGTACTGATTCTTTAATGAGTAATATAGTTGGTACACAAAATACAGCTTTTGGTTTTCAAACATTAAAAAATACTACAGCTGCTAATAATTCTGCATTTGGATATAGTGCATTAAATAATAACCTTACTGGAACAGCTAACGCGGCTTTTGGATCTTTAGCAGCAACAACTTTTACATCAGGAGTTAATAATACTTTTATTGGTACTCAAGCTGGTTATACATTAACATCTGGAAATAATAATGTTTTTGTTGGTCTTAGTGGTGCTGGCCCAACATTTTTATCTTCTGGAGATAATAATATACTAATAGGTAATATTGTAGAACCTTCTACTCCAATTGTGAATGATGAAATTACTCTTGGTAACTCAGCTAATACAGTTCTTAGATGTGCAGTAACTACAATTACATCTCTTTCAGATGCTAGAGACAAAAAAGAAATAGAAGAACTTCCAGTAGGATTAGAGTTTGTAGAAAAACTAAAACCAGTTAAGTTTACATGGGATGATAGAAATGAGAAAGGTAAGCATGATGTAGAAGATTTTGGGTTTATTGCTCAGGATCTAAAAGCATCACAAGAAGAAGTAAATGCAAGTTACCTTGGTTTAGTTTATGAAGCAAACCCTGAAAAACTAGAAGCATCTTACGGTAAATTATTACCTGTATTAGTTAAAGCTATACAAGAGTTAAGTTCAGAAGTTAAATCTCTAAAAGAAGAACTAGAAACATTAAAAAATAAATAACTATGAGCACAATAAATGTTGATATAGTAGACCCACAATCAGGCCCTTCTGTTACAGTTAACGGAATTATTATGAGTTCTTATGCTGGCAGTAATTTTAATATAGGATCTCTTCAGGCTGGAATGACTGTAGGAGCTAATAATAATACTTCTGTAGGCAGTAGTGCTGGTTCAGCAATAACCACAGGTTTTCAAAATACTGCACTGGGTACATCAGCACTTCCTTCTTGTACAACAGGAGATAATAATGTTGCTATTGGACCAAGTTCATTACAGAATCTTATTACTGGAAATAGAAATATATCAATTGGAAATTTTGCATTATATTCAAATATAGTAGGTAACAACAGTGTAGCAATTGGACATGAAGCTTTAAAACTTTATACTGGTACTCCTGGTCAAGTAGCAATTGGTTTTAATGCTTTGGCAACTACAGCAACTGGTATTAATAATACTGCAATTGGAGTTTCAGCTCTAGGTTTAGCAACTGGATCAGGTAATACATCAGTTGGACATGAATGTTTACCTAGTTTAACTAGCGGAACAGGAAATACAGCTTTAGGGTTGAGAGCTGGTGCAACATTTAATTCCGGAAGTCAGAATACTATTGTAGGTTATCAAATGGGTTGGACATTAACTTCTGGAAATAATAATGTTATGCTCGGTACTGGTCAAGCTGGTGCATCTTATTTAAGCTCAGGAAATAATAATATACTAATAGGCTATCTACCAGAACCTTCTACACCAAATGTTAGTAATGAAATAACTCTTGGTAACTCAAGTAACACAGTACTACGTTGTGCAGTTACTTCCATTACTTCATTATCAGATTCTAGAGACAAAGAAGAGGTTGCTGAATTAGCAGTAGGATTAGAATTTGTTAAAGAACTTAATCCTGTATCATTTGTATGGAATGACAGAGATGAGTCTGGAAAGCATGGTGTAAAAGACTTTGGTTTTATTGCTCAAGACTTAAAAGCTACTCAAGAAAAATATGATATGGCTGAAACATTAGGTTTGGTATATGAAGAAAATCCTGAGAAGTTAGAAGCATCATATGGTAAGCTTATTCCAATTCTAGTTAAAGCTATACAAGACTTAACTGCTAAAGTAGAAGCATTAGAATCAAAAAAGAAAAAATAATAATAATTAAAAAATAAATAGTAATGGATATATTAAATTTTATTTCTTGGATTAAAGCCGGAAATTATAGAGAGGTACTTCCAACTGATACTAATAATTTATTAGCAATAGGAACTACAGATCCCTCTAGAGATGATGCATATTTATCACTTGCAGTAAATGCAGCACCTTTACAATCTTTGTATAATACAGGTACTGTAACTCAATTGACTTCTATTACAACAGCTGTAACTTTAAATACTTTTAATGGTGTAATTACTACTGTATCTTCAACATTAGCAGCAAATGCTAAAACATTTTTTACAGTAAATAACTCTAATGTAACTACTACATCTAGAATTATTGTATCTGCTCAATATGATGAAGCTGCAACAGGTATTGTTGTTTTAGGTGTTTCAGATATTGCTGCTGGAACTTTTAAAGTTGTTGTTTCAAATGGTGGAAATGCTGCATTAAATAATGTAGTTAAGGTACACTTTATAATAATTAATTAAATAAGAAACTATGTCAGCAGGAGATTTAAAAACATACGGTCAAAAAGGAAATAACTTCCCGTGGCAATTACAAATGCTAAAAGGATTACAAGGTATCATTGATACTTTAACAGCAGGTGTTTGTTGTCCATCACAATCAAGAACTCCAGTAGTTGTATATGATACTCTTCCAGGTTCAGTACCAAATGGTACATATGGATTTTCTATAGCAAATGTAGGAACTGCAGCAGGAACTGTAGATGGAAAATCATTACCAGCAGGAGTAACAATTAATTTTGATCCTGGAGTAAATAATGTTATAAGAGGCTTAAATTATGATGCAACAGGTACAGCATTCTTAATAACTTATATAGT